CCGTTGGATACGTCGGAGCGACTGCACTTTTAAATTCGGTAGCGTAGGGTTTATTAAAAACACCTTCGATCGTCCACGTTGAACGAGCAAGTGAAGAAGTATACCAGATTGGCTCAGTAGGTGTAGACTCTAGATAATTATAAGTTACCGATCGATCAACGTAATCGGAAGCATTGCTTGGATAGAACCAAGTGATCTCTCCAAATAAAGCATTAACGGCCACATGAATTTGTTGATTGGCGTTAGTGTTGATATCTTCAAATACATAATCTTCAACTAGACAAGGCATTAATTGTACCCGTCCTCCATCAAATTTATAGAATCCTGTCGGTCCCATCCAATAGGCTATACCATTGACTTCGGCTGCAGAGTGTTGACTTGACATGCCACAGTTGGTTCCCACTTGTTGAAATCCAAAGGTAAATGGTTGTCCAATAAATTTCATGGTGTACATGGCTGTATCAGACCAGATATAGACCGCTGCTTTTCCGACAATGGCTCCTAGTAATTTAGATCCATCGGTTAGTCGTTGACTTCCAGCGGTATTGGTTGCAGTGGGAGTCCAGACGGTTGTGGATTCTTGATTAGACCAGCGAACAAACATGTCATCTTGAGTCGTTGAACTTTGAAGCGTGGTTTCTGTGCCAACACAAATTAAATGTCGATCCGGTGTGGAAAGAACCATGTCTCTTGAAGCTGTAGGAACTTCGGTTCCTGTTACGAGTACAGCTCTTACTGTTAAATTAGGTAGCGAAGGTTCCCATTGAAAAATTGTTTTGTTATGAATAAGCGCTAATAAATTTTCTCCATAATTTATAAGTCTCCATTGCGCAGGTTCAATAACAATGTTAGAAGAAGAACTTGCACTGCCCCAGCCAACATAGTTGGTAGCATCATAGGTTGCTGCACCACTCGAATGAGCAGCAGGTGAGGTTCCATTGGTTCCTCTAACAATTCCATTTAAAGCATTGCTGGTAATACCGGTATAGGTAATCAATTCGCTGTCTACCAAGATCGTACCTGAACTAGTAAAGCCGGTTGTACTAACTAAATCAATATCAGTTCCTGATCCTCCTGTTCCATAGGTATCATTAAGCAACGCTCCGTCTAAAGTTGTTTGAATAAGAGGAAGAGTTTGACCACTCCAAGTATTAGTACCCCAGCCATATCCATAAGTTTGAATAAGAGGACCAATCACATAATAAAAATCTATAGTGACAGTTCCAGAGGGTCCTGCGCTTGAGCCCGCATTACTTCCCATCGTTACTTCTATGGTCGTAGCACTTGGCACAGCTATTACTTCAAAAAGTATATCATCAAAATCAGATGCGCTAAAACCTCCCGGTACAGAAGTAGCACTAGAACCTAAAATAATATCTCCTGCTTCGGCATCATGAGCCGTACTGGTAGTAAGTGTAACTGTGGGTGAACCACTCACGGTCGTGAACGTGGCACCCGTTTGTTGACGAGTTGTATCTAAAGGAGTGATATCGTAGAACGCTCCTTCAAAATAAATATAAAGACATTTGTTGGTCCCAATAGCAGCGTACTTATTACCTGCTAAATCGACCCAGGTGTGTTGATCACGTCCTGCACCAATCAGGTTATCACTAACCAGTTGTTCCCAACCGCCTACTTTTTCAGGAAACCCATAGCGAAAACGAGAATAATCGGCGTTAACCCATTTCCCTTCGGCTCCTGTATCGGAAGATTGTTTGTCTAATCCAGGTTTAAGTCTGATTTTATGTAGCATAGAAAATTCCGTTTCTATTACAAATATACTAGATCTTAGTGGAGATCAACTGCTTAGAGTTATCCTATATTTTCTGGGAGTATAGTAAAAGTTTGCTCAGAAATTTATTAACGAGCATTAGTGGGAACACCTGAAGAATTTACAAAAGGTGATTCTGCGAAAGCGGCATATACAAACGTATTAGCCGCAGAACCATTATAAGTGCTGTCATTGTTTCGAATTTGAAATCCATTACTTAAAAAATTAATTCCATAAGCACTTCCAGAATATGTTCCATCCGTATTATCTGGTTTTAGAGGTTTTTCCATTTCATTTATTGGTTCTCTTTTAACGTCATCTAAAACCCAAGGATTTGAGCCATTAGCCATTTTAATTAGAGTCCAAGCAGGTCTAAATCCAGTATAAATAAAGGGACCATTAGTTGTACTTCCATTAGACAAATAGGAACCAAAGTGTGAATAACCTTTAACATTTGTAAAGCAATAAGCAACATAATCCTCTGTATTTCCATTAACTTCACCTGCATTACCTAGAGAAACTAAAGTTGATGTAGGTGCAGTATCATTCCATGCCCAACTTGCCGTTGCTTCTGCAGCCGATGTATTTAAAACTAGATATTTAGTTGCCCCACGTGCACTAGTAAAAACAAGCCAAGGGTCTGCAGTAGTCCGAGATTTAACTAAAACCATGTCAGGAACAGCTCCTAGACCATGTGGTATTGTAGCTCCCGAAACTCCATTTCCTGTATATGCAATAATTGAATTACCCGATGTTTGATTAAAAGAATAACTTGAAGGAGTTATACTTGGACTTCCAGCAATTCCAGTAGTCGTTCCTGCTTTCCAGTTCCAAGAGACATAAGTATTTGTATTAGTATTAACATAACTGCCAGTTCCTAAAGTAAATCCATCACTGCCAAAAGTCTTTAATGATTCAGCAATAGTAGCTTCTGCATCATTCTGACTGGGATATATAACCTTTGTAACACCTCTTGCGGCATCAAAAACTTGATGATGTCCAGTAGTATTTCTAACTTTAAGCCAAACCATATCAGGTTGAAATCCTACTCCTGTAACTCCTAAAGAACTACCTGTCCCTGTGTAGAGAACTGTATTCATAAAAAGACCTGCGTCATTTACTGCTGTATAAGCTGCCATTTAACCTCCATACGCCCCTAAGTTCTTGGTACAAATTGCCATAAAGTCTTTAGCTGAACCATCAAAAGATGCACTGCCACCATCATTGGGTGAATATTTAAAAATCCCATAGCCATCGGCATCTGCATAAACGGTGCCTGCTGGAATTATATCCCCAAAACGACCATTTCCAAAATTAAAAGCGAACGTAGATGATGTAGTTTCCTGGTCTGAACATCCTGGAAAATAAAATCCAGAAGGTATACTAGATGATGCTGTTATGTCCCATCCCACTCCACTATTAATTATCACACCATTCTCCGCCCAATAAATTTTGTTGTTATCTAAATCTAAATAAGTCCCCATATAATCTCCAGTCGTCCAACTTCCCATTCCAGTGTCTTGGTCAATATTATTACTAAGTATAGTACCATCATATTCATACGCCCAATCATAAGTGCTATATCCTACTTGTCTACCATTTACTGCAGCATCATTGGGGGCAGTATAAACTCCTACAACGGCTGCCGCTAATGCTGATACAGAATAAGTTTCCCAGTACCATTTCCCGGATGAAAGGCCTTGGGTAGTTGTTCCTCCAAAATATTTACTAGCTGCATTCATAGTTACCACTGTATTATTACCATTACTAAAAGTTGGAGGACTTGATGAAGGTATATTTAAAGAATTTAATGTTGCAAAATTATTCGTTGGCGAATCTTGGGCTTGATCTGCTGCGACTATATTAGTTTCTGTAAAATCTGTTCCACCATTGGCATCGTTGCCAAGGTTCGCTGAATCTTTAAAGTCTAAATAATATCCATTGTTGCCAAAGGTTAATCCTGAAACATCTATTGGTTTCCATATTGTAGGTGAATCAGAATCAAATTCTCCGAATGAAGTTGGTGTTAATGCTTGACCATCTATCAGAACAGCTTCCGCTAGATAGCCACCATAATAATCACCGCCGCCCAGGTCTCCGAAATCTATATCTGTTCCACTTAGATTCATATTACTTGCATAATTTAGGGCCGGATTAACATCGCTAGAAAAACTAGTTTCTTCTGTTCCATTTATATAAAGTCTCATTCTATTTCCTGCTACGCCATTGGCACTATCATAAACATAAACGAGATGATACCAGGCGGTAACATCTCTAAATTTTCTATCGGTAGTTAATTGATAGGAAGGAGAACCACCACTATGTACATCCCATATATACATGTTATCATCATTTTTAATTCGTAATTGGAAATAATTATTACCATCCGTTTTTGCAGACATTATATACATATCATCAGATAATAAAGTTCTTTTAAACCAAAAACTTATAGTATATTTAAGATTATCAGTAGGCGTGCCACAGGCTCTAGTCAGATTAGGGCTATCCGGGGTATTAAACCGACAGGAATTGTCTACTGAAAATGCTGCTGCTACTGCTGATGATCCACCTAGAATTAGAGGCATTAAACCTCCTCTGGAAATTCACCTAAGGGTCTTTCCATGACTGGATTTTCTTCTGTGCCTGTATTGACGTATTTGTATAAAGTT